GTTCCGTTCGTAAACTTGCGTACTGCTGCTGGAACGGGCTGTTGGTCGTTTTTTATTCTGATCACAACAATTCCTGGACCGCCACGACCTTGTGCTTCTGGGTTATTTCCGCCTCCGCCACCAGCGCCTGTGTTTGCTCGAGCACCAGTTGGTAGAGCACGGTTTCCATGATCGGGTGAATGATTTCCACCTGTAGGTCCACCACCACGCGAACCGCCACCAGCATGAACCCAACCCGACCAGTGCATGCCTGCACCTCCACCACCAGCGTAATGTAGGTTGGTCCCAGTGATGTCGCTTGCTAAACCGTCACCACCAGGCCCGCCAGAATGCTGACGGCTACCTGGCCAGCCAGGGTTGGTGTTTCCACCCGCAGACCCCGCACCTCCACCTCCGCCACCTTTGTGATGGTTTGGGTGATGTCCGTGTCCACCTGGGTGACCTTGACCCATAACACCTGATCCGCCAGGAGGGTTTCCGTTGGCCGCTCCACCACCACCAGATCCACCACGGCCACCGTTATGACCTGGACCATACTGACCTGGGAGAGGGTTCGCAGGGTTCAAACTCAACGGCGTGTGATTACCTAAATAAAGATTGTTTCCAACTGGTGCACCGTCAACAATATATGAGCCAAGAACCGAACCAGTTTGCTGAAAGTCAGCAGCAACACCACTATAAGATCCACCAGCGCCACCACCTATTGCTTCTATAACTGTGGCTCCGTCAATAACAAGTTTTGATGGTGACCCTGCACCACCGATCGGGCCGTGGCTGTTGTTTAGCGGACCATGCCCGCCAGCACCAACCTGAATAAAGTTATCTGGAGCAACAGGATTGCTCTCTGTTCCACCTTGTATCAAAACATTTTGACGATAAATATAACCACCAGCACCACCGCCGCCACCCAATCCAACACCACCACCACCACCCGCGACGAACAGAATATCCGCATTGCCACGACCACGAATCGTAACTGGAGACTTGCCAGTTGTCGTAAAAGTATAAAGCGTATATCCGTTAGCGTTGACAGTTGATTGTGCACCCGTGATAGTAAGAGGTGTTGTGGTGCTGTTTGTCCAACTTGAAACATACGTGGAAGGATCAATAAATCTCATACACTGCTTCCAGTCGGCGAGAACTTCCTTAAGCCTGCGGGGAGAGGAAGCTGATTATCATTTACGCGAATAACAACGATACCCGGACCACCAGTACCCTGTGCTTGTGGATTGTTTCCAGCACCTGCACCAGCACCAGTATTTGGCAGACAGCCAGTTGCGGGAGCCAAGTTGCCGGCGTCAGGCGAATGCGATCCACCAGCTGTTCCACCGCCACGACTACCAGCGCCATTGTGGCTTGTTGGATGATGGTTTGCGCCACCACCGCCACCAGCGTAATGTATTTGCGTTCCAGTTATGTCGGACATTAAACCATCGCCACCTGATCCAGCAGAGTGGTGCATGTGTCCTGGCCAACCAGGAGAGGTGTTTCCGCCAGCCTCACCCGCGCCACCACCGCCACCACCCTTGTAGTGGTTTGGGTGATGACCCCAACCACCTGGATGTCCCTGACCTAAAACCGCCGAACCACCAGGAGTATTCGTAGGGTTTCCCGAACCACCACCACCTGACCCTCCGCGTCCACCAGCATGCCCTGGACCGTACTGTGACGGAAGTGGGTTAGCAGGATTAATACTTAACGGTGTGTGCATGCCCGCGTACAGCCCATTTACTTGTATACGATCCACAGCAGATCCATTCCAGTTGCCGCCGCCGCCACCACCTACAGCTTCAATTACGGTTACACCATCAATAACAAGTTTGGATGGTGTACCAGATTCGGCAATCGGACCGTGGGTGTTATTTGATGGGCCGATACCACCAGCGCCAACAGTTACATAGTTCTGTGGCGCTGCAGGGTTGGTGTCAGTTCCGCCTTGCAACAAAACATTCTGACGGAAAATATATCCACCAGCGCCACCACCGCCACCGAGACCAGCAGCACCCCCACCACCCGCAACAAAAAGAACATCTGCAGAACCACGACCACGAATAGTTACAGGGGTATTACCTGTAGTTGTGAATGTGTAGATTGTGTAACCACCAGAAACGGTAGTTGTTGTTGCGCCAGAAACAGTAAGAGCTGTGCTAGTTGGCTGTGTCCATGACTGCGCGTATGTAGACGGGTCAATAAACCTCATGGGTTACGACCTACGGTTCTATGCGGTTTACGTACCCGTGAATGTTGATAACCGAAGCGACGTTTGCGAAAGCCTTCACTGAAGGCGTGTTTGGCGAAGTGTTGCTTTGCAACATCAGACCAGGAATCAGCAACACCAAACCAGACTCACCAGCCACCGAAATCTCGATGGTGTCGTCAGGATCCGAAATACCACCCCAAAGGAGTGTAAGTTTCGCTGTGGAGGCCGACGAGTTCACAGCGTAAAGCCAAACCTCATCCGTGACACTTGTGTTGGACGATGGTGCGGTATGTATAGTCGTTGCTGCACCAAGCGATGCAGCAGTTACCTTGACAGACTTGCCGTCTACCGAACCACCCAATTTGAGTTTGCTGAATGTTGCCATGTTGTCTCCTATTTTAGCCGAAGATTCGCGAACCTAATACAACCTGATCGCTGTCACCAGAAATAGCTTTAGTCCATCCCGAAGCTTTTTTCTCATAGTAGCGACCTTCATCATAAACGTAAGCTGATGAGCCAGTTGGATATGAAGAATATGGGGCACCATCAAGGGCTGACGCATATTGTACACGGTTGATTGATGGGGTTGTGAGTGCGCCCATGCGAACCGCCATGTCCAATGACTCGCCGAAGTTCACGGTGGATGTTGGTTTTGTTACAACATTCTCAAACATGCGAATGTGATCGGTGTCAGCATCTCGGATCATTCCGAAAAATTTGCGGCGACGCGTAACAGTAGCGGTTCCAGATCCTGCACCCTCAGCTACCGTTGAACCCGTGTTGGCATATGTGAACTGAACCACGGAGTTGATTCCTGTGATCTTCACATCAGTAGCGTTGAAACCAGCTGTTGCGATACCCGCAATTGTGACCGTGTCACCTTCCAAGAATCCGTGTGCCACATCGGTTGTAATGATCGCAACGTTTGCTGTGCGGGCACGCTCTGAAATGGTGATAGGTCCAATGTCGGCGATGTCTTCCGAGTATTCGCCAACATAACCAAGGTCAAACGAGTCTGCAGGGTTATCTGAACCCGAGAAAATCATTGGATCAGAAACTGTAAGGTTGTCTGACTGGAACGCACCGCCACCAATCGTGATGGTTCCTGTAATGTTTGTATTACCAAGAACGTTCAAGTTTCCCGAAATACCAACGCCACCAACAACACGGAACGCACCAGTGGTAGGGCTTGTGGAAGGTGTGTCAATTTCTACGTGAACGAAATCGTTTGGAACAATAATCATTTGCTCGCTGCCAGATTCCAAACCACCAGCAGCGAAAATAATTCTGTTTTCCGTTCCAGTAGCACCAGTTGCTAGAACAAGGTTGCCGGCACCAGTTGTTCCTTCTGGAGCAACCATGAAAATGTAGCCGTCATGTGGACCAGTGATTCCGTAGGTTGCAGCATCAAAAGAGCCGTTAGTGATACCCATGTCAATCCAGCCATCGGAATCAGTACCATCGTCAGTCATCGCAATAAAGTCAGTTGATGCCTCAGTGCCGATAGCTGCTTCGTTCTTTATGGCGAACTGTGCAAACGAGCCTTGCGCACCATCGGTGTAATCAACATCGGTGTTGATCATTGACAAATAAATCGGGTTTGTTAGATCCCCACTAAATGTTGCGGCATTAGCACCAGCAATAACTGGAACTTCGCTGACAACAAGTGTTCCTGTCTCCACAGATTCAACAACTAAAGTGTCGTCCCAAGCGGCATCAAGACCATCGCTGGTCAATACCTTGTTTGCCTGTCCAGCTTGTGCTGGGAGATAGTCGGCACCAGCAACAAACGCACCCCAGTATCCTGCGGTTTCCCCAGCAAAATCTGTTGCGTTAGAAGTGAAATCTTGGGTAGCGATCCAAGCGTTAACACCATCGGTTATAACGTCATCTTTGAGATAAGCGGTTGTTGCTGTCCACAGTCCGCGATAACGCAAACCGCCATTGAACACAGTCCATTTACTCGTACCAAGATCTGTTGCAAAAGCAGCGGCAGCAGTGTGTGCTGTTTCTGTTGCATAGGTGGTTCCACCACGAACAACAATGTCGCCAGGGAAATAGTTTGTTCCCGTAACCCATGCGCCACGATAGTCCTGACCATCAGCCATCAAAGCCCAATAGGCTCCAACACCAGGTGTATTGCCCGCAGCCTTTATAACATTGATGTACACATAAGACTTGCCACCATAAGTGACAACATCATTGAGCTCGTATTGCGTGGACGAGTTATACAATCCGCGATGGAAAAACCGCAATCTTCCTAGGTCGTATGTAAACGACATTTGTTATACCTCCATCGTGATATGGGAAACGGTACTTGCGTCCCAATCAAAAGTTATTTGCTGCAATGATGTGAACCAGTTGTAATAGCCTTCGCCATACATGTCTATTATCGCATGTTTTGGTACAGACCCAAGTTCTGCTGATGTCAACATCCCATTGTACACGCCATCCACATTCCCAGGACGGAAGGATGGAATCGTAACTTTGTCAGAATCATTAATCTCGTCTAGCTCAAGGCGGCCTGTTGTTGGGTCGTAGCGCCAACCATAGAACCATTGGAATCCGCCGTCAATCAATTCAACGCTTGTTGGCTCCCAGTTGAATGTTGCGGTCGCAGAACTCGCAGGGGAAGTCAGACGCCACGAAGTGCCGTCATAGATCCATGTGCGTCCAGACGCATCAAAAAGATCGCCTGTGCTTGGAGAACCGGGAAAAGAAATAGCCATAGCCATCAAAATTATACATTGTTACCTATTTACTAAAAGGACGTACCTCTAGAAACTGCCTCAAAGCAGAAATTGACTACACGCCTAGTTGGGTGAACTAGTGGCAAGGAAGCGCTGTGGGCTATATGACCGTTGAATATGACACCACGATTGCGTTTAGGTTCCACGCGTTTGATGATTTTCCCGTCAGGATTATTTACTACTCCTTCTACACATTTGTAGTCATAAAAGCAGGTGTCCCCGTCAGAGTCTTCCAGATAGAACAACCCACTGAAATAATCAATCCCCTTCGGATGGTCAACATGTGGATACCCGGCAACCTGTTTGGGTGCCAGCACGGAAAGGTTCACTCGAGCGCGTAGAAGGTTTTTGAATTGCAGGTCTGTGCGATCCAACATAATGTAAAGAATTGGTGACATAACATTCAGATAGTTAGAAGGCTCAGCAGACTGTGTTGCCGGCTCATAAAGAGAATGAATAAACCCAAACGAATCGGCCCGCTCATCATCCAAATAGGTATGCGTATTCGGCAAAAAATACCAAGGGAAACTTGTTGATTTCACAGCCTCCAAAATCATTGCCAAATGCCCCTCGGACAGAACATCGTCAATCACGACTATCTCGCTATCTGGATCAACCTCGGGGATATGCCGTTTCAGAAACATTTAGTCATTCACCAGAAATAGCAACCCAAGACAAAGATCCCTCATCCCAAGCCCAATCACCAACTTCGGGTTTTGGAACTGGCGGTTCCCACTCATAGTTATCATTCAAAGTCCAAGAACTAAATTCTTTCACACCACTAAAACCACCAGTTTCTGCATGATAATCCCAACCACACCCAACAACTTTCGTTCCAGTTTCATTATATGCAAACACCCAAGTTCCACCAATGTTTTCCTGCAACCAATTGATGCCGACCTGATTTTCTTCACATTCATACGAAGTCAAATTAACCACTTTGTTATTTTCAATTTGTGCAAAGTATTTTTTCATTACAATTTAATCCTCACAATAACAATCCCATCCGTTCCAAGTGTTCGCAAAGCGCCACCACCCGAGCCACCGTCGCCACGATTAGGAACAGGATCACGACCACCAGTAACCGAGTTGCCGTTACCATTTCCACCATATGCGTACTCAATTGGTGAACCCGTCTGCCAACTATTGGCACGACCCGCACCACCACCGCTTGAACCACCAGCACCTCCGGCGCCGCCTCCGCCTCCACCATAATGGTATTGACCAGGTTGGTGAAATCCGCTTCCACCACTGTTTCCGTAAGAAATAGATCCAACCCCGGACACCTTTGTGGAACTACCACCGCTAGAACCACCCGAACCAGGTGACCCACCGCCACCACCAGAACCACCCGAGTTACCGTTCCCACCGTATGCACAACATTGCGCACCACCGCCACCACCTATGGCAGTGAACAACGACCCAAACGTTGACTGTGCACCATTTGAACCAACACCATTACCACCACCACCGACAGTAACTACATAGTCGCCGCTCGGAAGCGAATATGCGGTCGCTTCCTCCATTTCGCCCGCGCCACCACCACCAGCGCCTTCAGCGCCACCAGACTTTCCGCCACCACCACCAACAATCAGAATATCTACGGTCTTTGAATCGCTGATAGAGAAAACGCCCGCGCTCGTAAACGTGTGAACCTGGTAATCAAAACCGCCAGCATTATAAAAAGTGATGACTCCACCAGTAGCGCTAAACCCAGAACCACGCCAATAAGCATCGGCCTGAGCTGTATTGCCACGCTTGTTCCGTGGTGACAAAGCACCACCACTAACAGATGTGCCACCAGAAGTTTTTCTTATAAACGAAGGCACTCGGCACCCCTAAGCAATTGCGTTGACATACCCGTGAACAACGAGCGAAGTTGCTGTCGCCGCAAAAGCGCGAACAACAAGCGGTGTCGCATTTCCCTTAAGCAACAAACCTGGAACAATAAGATATAAACCGTTCTCCGCTTTGACAGTGAATTCAACATCATCCGAACCAGCGGTAGTTCCACCCCACTGAATTGTTAGCTTCCGGTCGGTGCTGTCATAGTTGACCGCATAAAGCCAAACTTCGTGGATTGCAGTCTCTGATGTCGGCCCAGTGTGAATAAGTGTCCCCGGTGTGATGGTTTGTGCAACCAAAATGCCACGCCCGTTTGCGGTGCCACCACTCAAAGTCTGTTTGCTGTAAGTTGCCATTGGTTCCCCTATCCGAACATTGCTGAAGCAATAATTGTTTGATCCGAGTCTATTGCATAAATATCTGCCGCTATGCGGGCATTCGTTTCAACTAGAACAGCCGCATCGGCGTAAGACTGAATTGCTGTTGTAGCAGTGCTGACCGAAGTGTTCGTATACGAAACCGAATTTGACTCAGCGGCAGCAATCGCCGACGATGTTTCTGTCTGCTCAGCCAAGCGAACCCAAACCCCACCATCAGCAAAATATAGAGCAGAATCAGCCAAACTGTACGCCACCTTCCCCAAAGTTGCTGCTGGGAAAGAAGCCTGATCCGCATAAGAAAGATTAAGTTTCACCGAAGTGATGGAAGAATCCGCTATACCACCAGGCGCAACAGTAAAGTCAATGGAATGTGAAACCTCATCATAGGTGACAGTTATACCTTGCTGGTCGCCATCTACGATTGCCTGTCCAACAGCAGAAAGTGCTCTTTCGTCTGTGAAGTATTGGTTGGTAGCACCCTCGGATATGTCGTCGGTGTCTAATGTTCCTCCTCCGCCAAGAGCGAAAGGAATACCGTTTATGGTTGTCGTGGAATGAACGAGCATTAGCTGCCCATCTTCTTCTACGAGAATGTCGTCGGAGTCAATGATGACCTGACCTGTTCCGCCACCCCCACCGCCATCCGAAGACGAAGATGTTACGCCAGTGGCGCCTATTTCAACCCACGCCGTACCATACAAAACAAGTGTTTGCGCGGTCAGCGAATCAAACCACACGGTTCCTTCTGGAACATCAATAGGTGCGTCGTCGCTAACGATTACGGATGGTTCGTCGGGGACGTACTGCATCCATGCGACACCGTCCCACATCCATGATGCTGTTCCGTGTTGATGAATGTGACCGACGTGTGTTGGTGTTGGGAAATCAAGAACGGTCATCGTGTAACCCCCATAAAAGTGTTTGCGATTTTCACGGAACTACCAAACTTCCTGATGCCGTGAAGGTATGAACCGTGTATGCGCCAGAAGTCGTAATAGTTCCGCCTGTTGCAG